CGTTTAACGAGTTGGGTTGCGCGGCTGCCTACTCGATTGCCAAGATGGACAACGGGCTGTTCTGGCTCGGGCGCGACCGTCGCGGGCAGGGCATCGTCTACCGGGCCAACGGCTACACCGGCCAGCGCATCAGCACCCACGCCGTCGAGTGGCACATCCAGCAGTATGGCAACATCAGCGATGCGATTGCCTACACTTATCAACAGGATGGTCACAGCTTCTACGTGCTGATCTTCCCGAGCGCCAACACAACCTGGGTGTATGACGTTGCCACGCAGGCATGGCATGAGCGGGCCGGGTTTTCCAACGGATCGTTCACCCGGCACCGCAGTAATTGCCAGATGGCGTTTAACAACAAGATCGTTGTGGGCGACTACGAGAACGGCAACATCTACGCCTTCGACATGGAAACGTACGCCGACAACGGCCAGATTCAGAAGTGGTTGCGTACATGGCGGGCGCTGCCCACCGGCCAGAACAACCTGCGCCGCACCGCGCACCACAGCCTCCAGATCGACCTAGAAACGGGCGTTGGCCTGAACCTGGGCCAAGGCAGCGACCCCGAGGTCATGCTGCGTTGGAGCGACGATGGCGGCCACACATGGTCGAACTACCACACCTCGCCCGTGGGCAAGATCGGCCAGTACTACCATCGCACGTTCTTCCGGCGTTTGGGCATGACCCTGAAGCTGCGCGACCGTGTGTACGAGTTGTCCATGACCGATCCGGTCAAGACGGCAATCATGGGTGCTGAACTGATCATCAGCCCGACGAATGCCTAGCCCCAACGCAACGCCAACGCCGATCACCCCGCCACGGGTGCCGTTGATCGACCCGCGCACTGGGTTGATCGACAGGGCTTGGTACTTGTTCTTCCTGTCGCTCAACAACGCAGCGACGGCAATCATTGACGACTCGGGGCTTACGTTCAGCGCCGAGTCAACGATTGCTTCGGTTGATGCTGAACTGCGAACGCTGGCGCAGTTTGCGGAGACGCTGCCCCAGTCGATTGACTTGAGCAGCGAGTTGATCAAGCAGATTGACGCGGCGGCGTTGGCCGACTGCTGTTCGGCCTTGGTGTCGCAGGTTGCTGAGTTGCAAAAGCAGATTGAGGCGTTGCAAGTTCAACCCATCGTTGATGTCGGCGCAATCAACGCGGCGATTGCTGCGCTGTCTAGCGCCCCGGCAACGTACACCGCCGACTTCTCGGTAGCCGCCACGAATGTCTGGATCATCAACAACAAGTCCGGCTCGTCCTGTACCGTGACGCTGCCAACGGCCAGCATCAGCGCCGGGCGCGTGTTGTACTTTCAGAACTACCAAGCACAGACGCTTGTGTCGGCGTCCAGCAACGTGGTGCCGCTGGCCGGTGGGGCTGCCACCACGGCGATCTTGGAGGCTGTAGCTGGGGCAAACGCCACCTTGGTTTCTAACGGCACAAATTGGATAATGACGCAGTACAACTCGAACAACTCTTTGCAATTGGAGTAAACCATGACAGTCTCAGTCAAAGTCCTCGTCCCGGCCAAAACGGTCGAGAACAGCCAAACCACCCAGTACACGGCTACTGGCGTGACGGCCATCATCGACAAGTTCACCGCGACGAACTACAGCGCCAGCGCCGCGACGATCAGCGTCAACCTTGTCACGGCAGCCGGGTCGTCGGGCAACAGCAACTTAATCACCAAGACCAAGACGCTCCAGGCGTCTGAGGTGTATACCTTCCCCGAATTGGTCGGTCAAGTGCTTGGCGTTGGCGACTTCATCAGTACAATCGCTGGAACTGCCAGCGCCATCAACATGCGCGTCAGCGGGCGCGAGGTGACCTGATGGACTTGGCTTGCGAAACATCGTTTGATCTTGCGGTCGTCACACCTGACAAGGTGTTGGCGCTGCAAGACGAATTGTTTAAGATGCCGCAGGCCGACATCGTGACCGAGCATGTGTTTTTGCCAGGTGTTTACGAACGAAAGATTGTCGTTCCTCCGTGGACTGTATTGACGGGCGCAGAACACAAAGTAGCATATCGGGTAAGGTTGGAAAAAGGCACTATTGCGGTCACAACCGACGAGGGTGTAAAGACTCTAACCGGGCCATGTGAATTTGACGCGCCTGCGGGCACTCAGCGAGCGGGGCGAGTGTTTGATGAAGAAGTGATCTGGGTGGACGTTTACGACAACCCAGACGATTGTCGAGACATTCCCACACTTGAGAACAGGCTGTATGTTGTGCCCGTGTGGGGTCTTGGTGACAGCCGCACAGAAGTGCAAAAAGCGATGATCGCGTATCGGTCAATGCTTTTGGATTTTGGTGTCGAAAAGACTGTAGCTACAGATGCTGCCATAAGCGCGTTTGAGCACAAACCGCTTGTTGTTGAAGTCGGATAAGGAGAATTATTATGGCTGGATGGATGGCCGCCGCAGTAGTCGGCAGCGCGTTGATCGGATCGCAAGCGTCTAGGCGCGCGGCCAGTACGCAAGCTGAAGCCGCCCGCGAATCGGGCGATGTGCAGCGCGAAATCTTTGAGCGGCAAGTTGAACTAAGCAAGCCATACCGCGAGGCTGGCGAAACAGCGCTTAACAAACTGATTCCGCTGGCAACCGAGTACACGCCGTTTGGAACGCAACAGTTCCAAGCTGATCCTGGTTATGCCTTCAGATTGTCCGAGGGTCAGAAGGCGCTGGAGCGCTCGGCTGCGGCCCGAGGCGGTTTGATGTCAGGCGCTACTGGCAAAGCGCTGACGCGCTACGGCCAAGAGATGGGTTCGCAAGAATATCAGAACGCTTTTAACCGCTACCAAGCCGAGCGCCAAGCGCGGCTCAATCCGCTGCAATCGCTGGCCGGTGTAGGCCAGACCGCATCGCAACAACTCGCAGGACAGGCGGGGCAGTTTGGCTCTAACCTTGCGGAAACCATCGGCGCAGGCGCCCAGGCTAGGGCGTCTGGCTACATGGGTACGGCAAGCGCGATTGGTGGCGGCTTGAACCAGTACCTGAACTACAGCCAGAACCAAGCGCAAAACGCGCTGCTGCAACAGGCTCTTAACAGCCGCCGTTACGACCCGTCTAACTTTACTGGCGTGGGGTACTGATCATGGCACTTGTTAACCCTCAGATCGCAATGTCGTACCGGCCCACGGTCGAGTACCAGCCGCGCAACGCGCTGGCCGAGTACGCACAGATTCAAAGCATTGTTGGTGGTCAGCGTCAGGCTGAGATGGCCGACATGCAGATGGAAGCCTTGCGCCGCGAGCGAGATGCGCTGGGGCAAATTCAAGCGGCGATTGTCGCCAAAGGCGGGCCGCCCGATCTTGAGGCTGCTGCCGATGCAATGATCAAAACCGGCCGGCCCGAGTACTTGACTCAAGGCATGGCTATTCGTACAGCCCTTCGCAATCAACGCGAGGCTGAAGCATATCGCAGGGACTTTGGTGGTGGCGCTGCACCCGCAAACGCATTAGTAGCCCCCGCCGCCGCCGCCGCGCCCGCGCCTCAAGGCGAACTTGTCGCCGCGCCGATTCTGCCGTCTACAGTTACTGCGCGCGACATCCCGCCGGTCGGGGGTGCGGGCGCGCTACAAGCACAGCCTCTATATTCAATGAATGACCAAAGTTTGGCTAATTTGCCCGGCGATGTTCAAAACTCAATTCGAATAAAACTTGAGGATGCGGCGCGTTTGCGTGCTGACACAACGGACCCACAAAGCGCAAGAGCAGCCAGCCGCCGCAGCCAAGCTGAAATGCTTGAAAATCAAGCCGCGCGGCTTTTGATGGCGAATAAACCAGGCATGGAAATTACTGGCGGGCCAGATAAAGATGCGATTGCTCAACAAAAATTTAACGCCCCGTTTTACCTCGCTCTTCCAGAAAATCAAAGGGCGGTAGTTGATAGAGAATTTGACCTTGCGCGTGACAAAGCGCTACTTGCACAAGCCACGCAAAGTCTGGGTTTTCAAGTTACCCCTGCTAACGCTCTCGCGCCTGCTGCTGCGCCGGTTGTCAACGCAATGGTTGCGCCTGCTGCCGTGCCCACTGCTGCCGTGCCCGTTGCCGCTGCTGCTGCCGCGCCAGACGCCAACGCCATTCGACTCAGGGCATTGGAAGCGCAATATCGTCGGATTGGGAACAACCCCGAACTGGCGAGTGAAAAAGCGCTGGTGCTCAAACAGATTGAAGATGTCCAAGCGACTATTCGTGCTGAGAACATTAAAGCGCCCGAAACTAAGTTGATGCGCGACTTGAACATTCCGATCACTGAAGCTGGGTTTGCTCAGTTGCAACGGCTTAAAGAAAATCCGGGTGAACTTACGCGGCTGCTTGATAGGCTGAATTTGCCTCCTGCCGATAGGCGCAGAATTGAGTTGCAAGCAGTGCAAAAACTGACTACGCACGCGCCGCCGACACAACTAAGCGTCACCAACGTACGGGAAAAAGCTGAAGCCGGCGAATACGGAAAATTGCTTGTTGATCAATACAAAGCTATTTCTAACGCCGCCACATTGGCTACCAAATCACTTCCGTCGTTTGAAACTCAAGCCAAAATTCTTGATGACGGATTTACTACTGGTTTTGGAACCGGAGCCATAAAAGCTGGCGCGTCTATTCTCAGTGCTTTGGGCGTGCCCGAAGCAGAAAAATTTGCTTCAAACGCAGAGACATTTCTTGCTGCTACACAAAACGCAGTGCTTCAAAAGCAACTTGAGCAAAAAGGTACTCAATCTACAAGCGACGCGGAGCGAATTACGCAAACCGGCGCGCAGTTGGGGAACACTGTTCGCGGAAATCGTTTTATTATTGATGTTGCCAAAGCACAGCTTCAACGCGACATAGAGCATCGCAACTTTTACGCCGAGTGGCGTAGAGGGCCCGGAAAAGGCAGCTTTGATGGTGCTGAAGACGCTTGGTTCTCCGGCCCCGGCGGCAAATCGTTGTTTGACCGGCCAGAACTTAAGAAGTACGCGGCGCCAGCCGGAGCAGGAGCAGGAGCGCCTGCTGCCGCGCCGGGGTCAGTACGCAGTCAAGCTGATGCGATTTTGCAAAGGAAGTAAACGATGGCTACCGCTGACGAATACGCTGCATGGATTGTAAAAAATCAATCGCTCAAGGGTACGCCTGATTTTGATACGGTCGCTAAGGCGTATCAAGAAGCAAAAGCGCTTGAGTCTCGCGCCGGCGTACCTGGCCCGCGCCAGCCGCCATCTACGTTAGACGTGGTTACCAGTGCGCCGTATAAAGCACTTGCAGGCGCAGCAGACCTGTTTTTGACCGCGCCGCAGAACGTAGCTAACCTCGCTAAGATGGCATATGGCACTGCGGTGACCGCTGCTGGCTACCCGGCTTTGGCGCCTGAAGTGACCGCGCCGCGCCAGCCGGTTACGGAAGCCTTTACGCGGGCGGGACTTATCAAGCCAACCGAAGGCATGACCACAGGTCAGCGCTTTATCGACGTTGGTCTGCAAGCCGCTACTGGCGGCGCAATTTCGCCCGCAGCATCTTTGCGCGAAGTGGGCGCCAGCGCCCTTAAAGGTTTGGCCGCAGGCACCGCTGGTCAAGCAACTACAGAAGTGACCGGCAGCCCCGTTGCGGGCATGGCTGTTTCGATGGCTACGCCAGCAGCTATGGTTTCGGCCGCGCAGGCTAGGCAAGCACGCTTACAGGCGCAGCAACAGCAAAACGCCGTGCGTGACTTGACTGTTCGTCAAGGCCAAGCAGAAGGCTACGTTGTTACGCCAGGCAGCATTACACCCAGCGCGCAAAACGTGCTGATTGAGCGTTTGGCTGGCAAGACCAGAACCCAACAAGAAGCAGCTTCGCAAAACCAGCAAGTCACTGATCGGCTGGCAAGGCGCGCGGTAGGTCTGGGTGAGAACGATCCGCTGACGCGCGCGAACATGCAACAAATCCGCAGAGATGAATACCAACGCGGGTATGCGCCGCTTAATCGCGCCGGAGCAATGCAAACGGACCAGCAATTTAACCAAGCGCTTGACAATGTGCTGGTGGCGTATACAGGGCCGGGGCGGTCTTTTCCCAACGCGATCCCCCAGCCGGTGCAAGATTTGGTCAACAGCTATCGCGTCGGCCAATTTAATTCGGCTGACGCTGTGAGCGCCACTCGGACGCTGCGTGAGCAGGCAAACGCTAACATTCGTGCTGGCGGCGACAACGCTTCTGTCGGCCTAGCCCAGCGCGCTATCAGCAACGCGTTGGAAGACCAGATCGAGCGTTCGCTTCAGGCAGCTAACAATCCCAACGCGCAGGCTATGCTTGACCAGTTTCGCGCGTCGCGGCAGCGTATGGCTGTTAGCCACGCCGTTGAAGATGCGATTATGGAAGGGGGCGGTTCCGTAAACGCCCGACAACTGGCAAACGATTTGCAAACGCGAAATCGCTACTTCAGCGGTGACTTGGATTTGATCGCTCGGTTTGCCAACATCGCGCGGCCTGTCATGGTGCCGCCGGGAACAATGGGCACGCCTGGCGCCGGGTCGGTATTGGGCGCCGGGTTGGGAAGCGGCGCGGGGGCCGGCACAGCTATGCTTATGGGGCTTGGCCCTGGCGCGACGTCAACTGCTGCGATGTTGGGTGCTGCGGCACCAAGCGTAGTTTCCGCTGGCGCTCGGCGGTATCTGTTGTCGCCGATGGGCCAAGAAAGAGCGTTGCCGTCATATGATCGTTACGCCAATCAGCCGCTAAACAACGCGCTGCTGTCTACGTTTATGGGCATTCCAACATACACTACGCAAACTCAAAACGCCCTTGCCCCTTGATCATGGACTACCAAATACTTTTCAACATCGCCGTCGCCGTCGCTGGGTTTTTTGGGGGCTGGACGCTCAACCGCATCTACCAGGCCATCGACCGGCTTGACCAAGATGTGCGCCAGATGCCCGCGCAGTATGTTTCGCGGGACGACTATCGCAACGACATTCGCGACATCCGCGACATCCTTGGCAAGATTTTCGACAAGCTGGACAACAAGGCTGATCGATGAACTTTCTGACCGCCTTCGAGAAGCTGCTGAAGCACGAAGGTGGGTTCAGCAACCATAAAGATGACAAAGGCGGGGCTACCCGCTACGGAGTCACTGAGGCCGTGGCCCGCGAAGCAGGCTATCGTGGCGACATGCGCGAGTTGCCGCTCGATCTGGCGCAGCGCATCTACAAGGATAAGTACTGGGACGCTGTGCAGGCCGAATTGCTACCACCAGACGTGCGCTACATTGTCTTCGACGGCGCCGTCAACTCCGGCGTGGCTCAATCGGCCAAGTGGCTCCAGCGCGCTTGCGGCGCCAAGGACGATGGCATCATTGGCCCGCAAACTATCCGTGCGGCCAACTCGCTTTCCACCGACGGGATTAAGCGCAAGATGTTGGCCCAGCGCTTGCGCTTTATGGCAACGCTTGCCAACTGGCCCGCGTTCGGGCGGGGCTGGGCCAATCGTATCGCTGATTTAATGGAGACCTAACATGAACGCAACCATCATTCAAGCCCTTGTGCGCCATCTGCTGACCACCGTTGGTGGCGGCTTTCTTGTGTCCTTCGGCCTTGCTGGGGCTACGCTAGACGCCGTGGTGGGCGCCGTGTCCACGCTGGCCGGCGTGGCGTGGTCAGTCTACGACAAGCGCCGCCAGCAACCCAGTGTAAATTAACAGCAGCATCGCCCAAGCTGCTTTTTTAAGCAGCCGGGGCAAACTGCTCGGCGGCAAGGGCGCTGCCGCCGGATACCGCGCGCCTACGCGTGCCACTCGCGCCGGGCAGTTGCGGCCTTGTGTGCAGTTGTAGTCGCAGCAGTTCATTTGCGAAGTACCTCCCGATAGGCATTTATAGCCGTCTTGAGGTCTTGTTGCAAGCGCGCAATCTCATCCTGCTGTTCCTGCATCTTCGCGTAAGCGTCGTGGGCAAATTTCGCCAGCGTCGCTGGCTGCCAACTTTGGAAGTCTGGCACGTTCTTCAGTGAAAAATCTGTGCTCATTGCCGCACACTCTCGATCTCTGGACAAACCCGTCTTTCTGTCTCGTCAATTTTACTTCTGTCCAAACTCCGCAGATCGGGCATTTCATTGAGTGGCCTCCAGCCAAATTTACGCCAAGTTGCTTGAATGTCCGTCGCCGCTGCCGGCACGTACTTGAAGTTGGGGTCTAGGATACGTGATTTCATTCGGCCACCTCATATGTCATGTCAAAGATGTCAGGCTTGCACGGGTAGTGCTCGCCCTTCACGCCGGTGATGATCCAGTCTCCTGGCGTTACTTCATGCCATCCCTCAAGCGTGGCAATAGCAGGCTTTTTAATGCAGCCGAAGATGTTGATGCTGTCCGGGTCTCCAGGTGCCCATCGAACCTTTCCCCAAGCATCAAACCAGCACATGAGAACGTGAGGATGGTCGCCATCTTTAGACCACTGCGTGGCCTCGATGACCACGGGTTTCTTTCGAAATTTCATTTAACAGCCTCCTTCATAAGCTCAATTCTCTCCCGCGCCGAGCGCAGCATGGTGTAGCGCTGGTGCAGCCGCTCTAGGAACACCACGCGCTTGGGGCCTTGGCGCTCCTGCGTCAGCAGCTCCAGCACCTCGTCTTCACTTAGCATGTTTAGCTTTTTGTTTAGCTCGCGCCAGTTCATTTTTCTTCTCCAGTTGATCCAACGATTTCTTTAGCCGCTCCATCAGGCGCAGGGCTTGGTTGTACTGCTTGACGGCGATGCGAAACTGCGCCTTCGTCGAGCGGATACGGTCTTGTAGTGTGTTCATTTCAGACTCTCCATTGCAATGTCACTGATCGCCCGCTTGTCGTGCAGCGCGGCCCATATTTTCTCGTCAACCGTCTGGTTGGCGAGCATCACGTAGCACCAGACGTCGTGGCGCTGCCCGGATCGGTGCAGGCGCCCGTTGGCCTGCTCGAACAGTTCGAGGGACCAAGGCAGACTGAGCCAGACGATGTGGTGGCCGCCGTGCTGGAGGTTGAGTCCGTGTCCGGCTGACTTGGGGTGCAGGCATAGAAGGCGTACTCGTCCGGCGTTCCAGTCATCAATGCTGTCAACTGTTCGCGCGTGAGGGAAACGTCGTTGTAGTTCATGCAGTTCCTCTATGAAGTTGTAAAAGACGATAGTGTTGGCCTGCTGGTTCTCGGCCAGCAGTTCCTCCAGCCGGTCAAACTTGTGCCCGCTGAACCAGACTGGCTCTGGCGCGTAGACAAAGCCTGCGGCCATCTGCGACAGCTTTTGCGTCACCACGGCGGCGTTGACGGCCACGGCGGTTGCGTCGGGAAAGCGCGTCACAAAGTCTTTTTTCATGTCCTCATAGGGCTTGCGGTCGGGCAAGTCCATCCGCACCTCGACCGTGTGCAGCGGCGGCAGCTTGTCCTTGTACTCGCCCGGCTCCAGCACGAAGGTGGCCGGCTTGATCCGCTCCATGACCAACTCCAGCGAGCCTGGGCGCGGCTGCCAGTCGTTGAACTCGCGGTTGACAAGGTAGAAGTACTGCTGCTGGAACGCGCCCTTGCTGCGGCCGAGCAGGCGCTGGTCGATGATCTTGCACTGCCCGAAGACGTCCTCCAAGCCGTTGCTGGTGAACGAGCCGGTCAAACCCCAGCGGATGGGGAACTGGTCGATGACTTTGTTTAGCGCCTTAAACCGAGCGCCTGACGGGTTCTTCAGGCGTGTCAATTCGTCGAACACGATGCCGTCGAACGTGGTCAGGTTCTGCTCGGCCAGCCACTGGAGGTTGTCGTAGTTGGTCACCACGATCTCCGACCAGTAGTCCATCGCCGTCTTGCGCTGCTGGGGCGTGCCAACGGCCACGCGCAGCTTTAGCTCAGGCGCCCATTTGGGCTGCTCCTGCGGCCAGACGCTGGTGGCGACCCGCAGCGGGGCGACGACGAGGAACCGCCTGACGTGCCCGTCGCGGATCATGTCGCGCATGGCCGCGAGCGTGATCGCCGTCTTGCCGGCACCGACCGGCGCCAAAATCATGGCGCGGTCGTGCTCGAACAGGAAGTCAGCCGCCTGCTCTTGATAGGGTCTTAATGAACTCATCGACGTGCTCTTTTGACCACAGACAGGCGTAGTTTTGACGCAACAGTGCCATGTCGGACTGGAAGATTTTCTGTAACTCAGACAGCCGGCCACCGGGCGCTTTGAGTTCCACGAACCATGTGCTGCCGTCGGGCAGGCACACCACGCGGTCGGCCACGCCTCGGTGCGCGGGGCTGGTGAACTTGTACGCCATGCCGCCGACAGCCTTGACCTGGGCGACAAAGTACTTCTCAATGGTGGACTCTTTCAATTCCACCCTCCGGGCCAGTCATCAAACAGCATCCCGTCGGGCTTGATCTCGTCAAGCACCTTATCTACCGCCTCTAGCGCCCGCCTTGTTTTGATCTCGTCGATTGGAAAGGGCAGCGTTGCTAGGTGCAGGGCTTCTTGCGCCAGCTTCAGCGCATTGATCACTGATTCGCGGTCAGTAAGGGGCTGGCTCATAGTCGTCCTTTGATGGGTCAAACTTGGCCGGCGCCGGCGGCTGGCCGGGCTTGTCCAGCGGGTTGGGGAAGGGCGGGAACGGCCAGGTCATGCGATCACCTGCTCAAGTGCGGCGATCAACTCTTTAACCTGCTCTTTGGTCAGCGTGACGTGCATGCTCCCGTTAGCGGTAAAAGTGTGCAGCCAAACGCCATCTTGGCAGATGTCCACAATCACCGCGTCGCGGCTGTTGATGCTGATACGAATTGCTTCCATACGGTACTCCAGTTGATTGATTGGGCGCCCATCATAGCGGGTAAAAAACTTTTGCACAACTATTTTTTTTCTGTGCTATGATGATGGCTCAACAACTAAAGGAGAGTTCAGTGCAGCACTCATCTATCGTCGGCGGTAGCACCGCCAAGCGCGTCATCAGTTGCCCCGGCTCTGTCAAGCTGGTGCAGCAGATGCCCCCGCAGCCTTCGAGCAAGTACGCCGACGAGGGCAGTATGCTACATGAGGCCATCAGCACCATCTTGTCTGATGGCACTGTGCGCGCAGGCATGTTCAAACACAAGGATCAACTACTGACACAGGAGTTATACGATGAGAAGATCATTCCTGCCTTGGACGCGCTCGACGAGGTCGATCCCCACGGTGAGTTGGTATACGAGGTGGAAACACGCGTTGGCTTCGGCGACCTTTTGCCTGGAGTGTTTGGTTCTACTGATCTTGTTGGGCGTATCGGTAACCGGGCTGTGGTACTTGATTGGAAGTTTGGTGACGGTGTTATTGTTGATGCTGTAGAGAACGCGCAGCTTATGTTTTACGCGGCAGCCGCCATGCGTACTGAGGAGTTGCACTGGGCCTTCGATGGTGTCGAGGAGATCGAGTGCGTTATCGTGCAGCCGCCAGCGATCAGGCGCTGGACGACGACCGTGGGCCGCATCAAGCAGTTCGAGCAGGAGTTGGTCTCTGCGGTCAAGACGGCGCTGCGCGAGGACGCCCCGCTTGCCAAGGGCGACCACTGCCGTTGGTGCGCGGCCAAGCCCATCTGCCCGCAGATGACCGGCGCCGTGGACCGTGCGCTTAAGCAGCAGCTTGTCAATTTAGACGTTGACATGCTCGCAAATTACCTGAAGAATGCCGACCTCTTGGAAGACTGGATCAAAGACTTGCGTGCGTTGGCGTTTGGGATGCTTGAGAAGGGCGTTGCCGTGCCCGGCTACAAGCTGGTCAACAAGCAAGCGCGGCGGCAGTGGGTCGATGAGGATGCCGCAGCCAAGGCGCTGATCGCGTTGGACGTTGATCCGTTCAAGCAGGAAATCATTTCACCAGCAGTTG